TCAAGCGACCTTCCGGTCCAGTTCGCGCTGCCACTCGACAACCTCGTCGAGGTACCAGGCGACGCGCCCCGATGCGATCGGGCGAGGCTTCGGGAAGTTGCCTTCCTCCACCTGGCGCAGCAGCGTCGATCTGCTGAAGGGCACCTTGGCCAGCACCTGCTTCATGGTGATCATCTGGCGCAGTTCGTTGTCCTGCTTCACAGGCTCAGGGGCGTCGGTGTCCGTCATTTCTTCTTTCCAAATACAGTTTCGATGGTGGGCTCGTTGGCGTTGGATCGCTCAGGAGCGGTCCAGCTTCTCATTGGGTTCTTGGCTCCCTTGACCCTGAAGTCCTGCTCCTGCCGCGCACGGTTGAGCTGGGTGACCATCACCTTGAAGCCGGCGAGGCAGGCCTGGTCCGGATCGCGGAAGGTCTTCGGCTGGCCGTGCTGGTCGTGGACCCACATGGGTGGCTTGCCGGGGATGCCGAAGGTCCCGAAGTAGAGACCCTCGACCTGACCGTGGCCGACAGCTGTCGAATAGTAGGAGGTCGCCAGCTTGTTCATACGGCGACCTGGGCCTTGATCGAGGGATGCGGGGTGTACCCGCTCAGCTCGAAGTGCCCAAGCTGGAAGGCGAAGATGTCCCGGACGTCAGGGTTGATCTTCAGCACCGGCAGCGGTCGCATGCCCCGCGTCAGCTGCTCGCGCGCCTGGTCGATATGGTTCAGGTACAGGTGCGTGTCGCCGAACGAGTGAACGAACTCGCCGGGCTGCAGGCCGGTGACCTGAGCGATCATCGTCGTCAGCATGGCGTACGAAGCGATGTTGAACGGCACGCCCAGGAAGACGTCGGCCGATCGCTGGTACAGCTGACAGGACAGCTTGCCGTTCGCCACATAGAACTGGAACAGGCAGTGGCAGGGCGGCAGGGCCATCTGATCGACCTCGGCCGGGTTCCAGGCTGAGACGATCATGCGACGCGAATCCGGGTTGCGTTTGATCGTGTCGACGACATTTGCGATCTGGTCGATCGCTTTGCTGAAGCCGAGGCTGAGCGTCTGACCGAAGCGTTCGCCGTGGTTGATGGTCTGCTCGCCAGTCTTCTCGAACGCGGGCCAGGAGCGCCACTGCGCGCCGTAGACCGGACCGAGATCACCGTTGGCGTCAGCCCATTCGTCCCAGATGGTGACGCCGTGGTCGTGCAGGAAGCGGATGTTGGTGTCTCCGCGGAGGAACCAGAGCAGCTCGACGGCGATCGCCTTGAAGGGCAAGCGTTTGGTCGTGAGCATCGGGAAGCCGGCGTTCAGATCAAAGCGCATCTGGTGACCGAAGATCGACAAGGTGCCGGTCCCCGCTCTGTCGCGCTTGACGGCGCCTTCGTTGAGGATCTTGTAGAGGAGTTCGTGGTATTGCTTCATCGTTTCACCAGCGATTCCGCCTGTTCCTTGGAGTCGTAGGGACCGATTGCGTCCCAGCAGCCTTCGGGCTCCAGTTCGAGGATCCACCAGCCGGCCAGCTCCTCGCCGACTTCCTCGGCCGGCAGGAACTTGACCTCGGTCTGGTTCAGCGTTGCGTTCGTCATCGGAAAAGCTCCTTGGCTTTCTGGATTTTGCTGTCGAGGCACAGCGAGGCGTGCCCCGACAAGACGCGGGCTTGGCAGGCGTCGAGCGACCGACCGCTGAGGATCAAAGCGAGGGCGAGACCGATGCCAACGCCGACCAGGAGGGTGAGGACGTCCTTCATGGTCTTGCGCTCACCGCCTTCAGCTGCTCGCCGGGGACCAGCTCCAGGAGCCACTTGACCCGAGCCTGCAGCCGCTTGATTTTCGCGCGTTGCTCCCGGTTCTCGGTCAGCTGCACGTTGTTGTGCTGGAGCAGCTCGGTCACGCGGGCAGAGTGCTGCTCCTTCTGCTCCAGCGATGCGACCAGGCTGTCGAGCAGGAAAGGCATGGTGCGGATGAAGCCGACGAGGGCCTTGGCGCGATCGGCCGCGGTCGGGGAATGCCCGGTGAATGCGTAGACGATGCCGCCTTCACCCAGGACCATGTTCATCTCCGTCTTCTCTTCCATCTCCGGGAAGGCGACGCGGGTCCGTGCCAGTGTCACCTCGTAGTCGGCGAGGTGCTCTTCGTCGGTCTGCTTGGGAGTGATGGCCCAGATCGGGTCCTGGACCTGTGCGAGCAGTCGTCTCGCGTCGGCCACGTAGGCAAGCATCTGTTCTTTGGTCACGGTGGTGTCGGTCACGTCCTGCTCCTGAAAATCCAAATCGAAAAAAGCGGCCGCCCGGGTGAGGGCGACCGCCTGTAGTCCGTGCCGTTACTTCGGCTGGACGAGCTTCGCGATGTCGGGCTTGGCGTTGGCGAAGCCCTGCAGCACCTTCTCGAACTCCGAGCTGTGAGCTGCGATCCAGTCACGGTTGGCGACGAACACGGCATCGACCTGGATGGTGTTGACCGCCTTCGAGCCGAACACGCCGGAGGGCTGGATGCCCCTGTAGGTGCCGGCCGGGATCTCACCGTAGGTGTAGACCTGCTGGCCGCGAGCATCCCTCGCGCCGTTCGCCATGTCGCGGTCGTCGGTGCCGACGAGCACGATGCTGTCCGCATACTGCGGCGCCTCGTTTTTGAGGAACGGAGCGTTGAGCGCGGTGATGATCAGCGCGCACTGAGCTTCCGAGCCGTCAGAGACCATGCTGAGCGCGAGGGTGCCGGTCGCATCGGTGGTGCGGACCTTGCCGTAGCGCTTCTTGTCGGCCATGACGAACGCGGCCCAGGTGGTGTTGGCGCCGGAGCCTTCGGGGCCGACCGCGACCGTGTAGGTCTCGTTCAGATCGACCATGCGGGCCGAGGTGTAGGCTTTCCGGTTGCAGATCAGGTTCGCCTGCTCCTGATAGAGCACACCAGCACGCTGCAGGGCCGAGATCGCCTTGGCATTCCTGCTCGAATAGACGAGCAGGGCGTCGGACTGCACGAATGCACCGTCGCACTCGCCGGCCGTGACCTTGTCGAGGTTGTCCAGCGATCCCTTGCTCTCGATGACCTCGATGCCCGAGGCGTGGCGCTTCAGGTGCTGACCAGCAGCGTAGTAGTTCAGCTTGGCGTTGCCGGTGCAGAGACGGAACTTCGTCGCGTCAGCGGCCTGGGCGGTGGTGACTGCCGACAGACCGAGGGTCGCAGCAGCGAGCAACAAAAACAGCTTCTTCATCTCTTCTCCTTTTGCGAGCCCCAACACGGGGCCCGCTCTCCAAAATCGAAACGTTTGCTTTTGAGCAAACGTCAGGGCATCAAAAGAACCAGCGGCGGATCGGATAACCGCGGGCGATCTTCACGGCGACGGTGACCACAAAGAAGAGGCCGAATGCGCCGAGGGCGTGGTTGAGGAGGAGCGCTACGATCATGCGCTGACCGGGTTGGGCAAACCCGTCTCCGGATTGTAGGCCTGGTCCGGACGGCGGCTCAGGCGGGTGAGGTCTTCTCCATTCATCGCCAGTCTCTTCATCTCCTGGATGAGGAAGGTGACGCCGACGCCGATGTTCGGGAAATCACCGCCGTAGCTGCGGAAACCGCTCCAGTTCTCGGGATAGATCTGCGGCGGCTCGTCGAAGGCGGTGGCATCGTGGTTGCGGCGATCGAACACCGCGTCCAGCTGGCCGACGCCGGCCTGGAACAGCTCACCATTCGAGACGTCCACGCGCTCGTTGGCCGGTCCCCACATTTCGTTCTGCCGCGCCAGCTCGTTCACGATGAAGTCGAGGGCGGCCTTTTCTGCTGCGATTGCGTCCAAGTCAGTTAGCTCCTGTTTGCATTGCTTATTTGCATTCAAGCGAACGAATCGTCAAGAGGAAAACTCAACGATCGTCGCCATCTCCTTGCAGTGTGCCGCGATCGACACGCCCGCGCAGTTCCATGATGTTGGCGAGCGCGATATCACCGAGGCTCATGCCCATGCCGTGGGCGAGCGCAGCGAGATACCACAGGTTACCGCCCATCTCCTTGACGATGTCCTGCTTGCGCTTGGGGGTGAGGACGCCGCCGTCGTCCCGGAAGATCTTCTTGACCTTGTTCTGGACCTCGCCGGCCTCGCCGAGGCCCAGCGCCGGGTACCAGAGCTTCATGTCGTCGCCGTACTTGATCGTCCTGATGGACTGTTCCTGGTAGAGGTCGAAGCCACGGATCAGCTCTTCGGCTCTGATCGGCGCCTTCGTGTCGATATCGGTATTCACGATGCTCACGTCTGCTCCTTGAATCGTAGTTCGTCGGCGAGGTCTTGGAACATCCGGACGACGTCTCGCTGGTTGCGACCCGACTGATCGTTCCAGTCGAACGGATGCTTGTGGAGCTGATCCTTGATCAGCTTGACGAAGCGCGCATACGCGCCCCGGTCTTCCTTGCCAGCTGCTCGGCGGATCGCGCCCTCGATGTCGAACGCGCGTGCCTCCTGGCTGAACACGGGGCAGGGCTTACCTTGCCGGTCCCGTGCGCAAGTCTTCTGCGTCCACCGTCCGGGCTCCGAGAAAAGCAACAGGCACCGCTCCGCAATTTCGAGTTCGGTGTGCATTGCGTTTGCTGAACTCCCATTCAAATGACGCAATCCGATTGATGTCGCGGCGACCGAGCCTCATGAGGTCGAACGCCAGGTGGTGCATGGGGACTCTCGACGGGAGGACGACGAAATCAGGCGGCGTGTAGACCGCCTGATCCGTTTCCTTGTCGATGATCCAGAGGCGCTTGTGCCTCTTGGCGACTTTTAGCTGCACCCGGTGGTCTCGCCACACGTCTCGCACTTCAAACAGGTGCCGTTCCGCACCATGGTGAAGCTGTTGCAGTTGCCGCACTCGTCCCCGGTGAAGCCGGACATCTTGGCGACGGCACGCTTGTCGGGAGCCGCGTTAGCGATTTCCTTCTCCTCCGCAGCCGGAGCGGTGATCACGACGTTGTTGATCACCGTGACAGGGTTATCGACGCCAGTGCCCATGGCCGTGTGGTTGCTCTCCTCGGGGGAGACGTGGGCCAGGTCATCGCGACCGAGGTAGTTGATCGCGATGTCCCGGAAGACGAAGTCGACGATCGACGTCACCTGCCGGATGCGGTCGTGCTCCTGGACGAACCCGGAGGGCTCGAACCTGAAGAACGTGAAGGCGTCGACGAACTCGTCGAGCGGCACGCCGTACTGCAAGCCGAGGCTCACAGCGATGGCGAAGGCGTTCATCATCGACCGGAAGGACGCACCCTCCTTGTGCATGTCGATGAAGATTTCACCCAGCCGACCGTCCGGATATTCGCCGGTCCGCAGGTAGACCTTGTGGCCACCCACGATTGCCTTCTGCGTGTAGCCGCCGCGCTTCGACGGGAGTTTCTCCCGCTTGCGCACCAGCTTCTCGACCACCTGGACCAGCGTCTTCGGCGCCTCGGCCGGCTCGTCACCGGTCGGTTCGTCGTCGACGAGGGCAGAGCTGAGCGGCTGCGACAGCTTCGAACCATCGCGGTAGATCGCGTTGGCCTTCAGCCCGAGCTTCCAGGACATCCGGTATGCCTTTGCCACGTCCTCGAGGGTCGCGGTGTTCGGCATGTTGATTGTCTTGGAGATCGCACCCGAGATGAATGGCTGCACAGCTGCCATCATCAGGATGTGACCCTCGGTCGCGATGAACCGCTTGCCCAGCTTGCCACACGGATTCGCACAGTCGAAGATCTGGTAGTGCTCCGGCTTGAGACCGGGGGCGCCTTCCAGCGTCATCGTTCCGCACACTTCCGTGTTGGCCTTTTCCAGCTCAGCGTCGGTGAACCCGAGATCCTTCCACTTTGTGAGGAAGCGGATGTCGAACGTCGACTTGACCTGGGCCTCCGGGATGATGATCGACGCAGCCCGCAGGGCTAGGTCGAACTTCGACGGCAGCACGCCCGTGCCGATGGCGTACTTCGAGATCGCGTCGATCTGCGTCTCGGTGTAGCCGAGCTTGCGGAGCGCAGCCGGGACCTGCTGGTTGATGATCTTGAAGTAGCCGCCGCCGGCCAGCTTCTTGAACTTCACCAGCGCGAAGTCCGGCTCGATGCCCGTGGTATCGCAATCCATCAGCAGGCCGATCGTGCCGGTCGGGGCGACGACGGTCGTCTGAGCATTGCGGTAGCCGTAGAGCATGCCGAGATCGAGCGCGTCCGCCCAGATCGCCGTGGCCTTGCCGGCCATTTCGGTCTGGGGCAGAGCGTTCCAGTCCAGCCGAGGCGGACAGATGCTGAGGCCATCGAACTGTGTCGAGCCAGCCTCAGCCGCGGCGTAATGGTTGGACATCACACGCAGCATCGCGTCCCGGTTCTCCGCGAACTTGACGAACGGACCCAGCTCCCGCGCCATCTCGGCGGAGGTGCGGTAAGCCACGCCCGTCATGATCGCAGAGATGGCGCCAGCCATCGCCCGACCTTCGCGGGAGTCGTACGGCAGACCCATTGCCATCAGCAGGCCGCCGAGGTTGGCGAAGCCGAGGCCTGTGGTCCGGTACTCGTAGGAGAGCAGAGCGATTTCCTTGGAGGGGAACTGCGCCATCGTCACCGAGATTTCCAGAACGATCTGGATCAGGCGACAGACGTGGATGAAGGCATCAACGTCGAACTCCCACGGGCCACCTTGCTTCAGGACGTTCTTGCCGTAGAACTTCAGCAGGTTCGCCGAGGCCAGGTTGCAGGCCGTGTCGTCCAGGAACATGTACTCCGAGCACGGGTTGGAGGCGCGGATGCGACCGCCAGCCGGGCAGGTGTGCCAGTCGTTCATGGTCGTGTTGAAGTGCAGGCCGGGGTCGGCCGACTCCCACGCGGCGCGGCAGATCTGATCCCACAGATCGCGAGCAGGGACCGACTTGACGGTCTCGCCCGTGGTCCGCGACTTCAGATGCCACATGTGACCGCTGTCGACCGCCTTGAGGAAGGCGTCCGTCACCGACACGGTGTTGTTCGAGTTCTGGCCCGACACCGTCTCGTAAGCCGGCGACTGCCAGTCGACATCGAACTCCGGGAAGTCGAACGGCTCGCCCATCTCAGCGAGCTGGAGGACGCGCTGGATGTAGCTGTCCGGCAGGAACGCCGCACGAGCCGCACGGATCGCGCTCTTCACGCTCGGGGTCTCACGGCTCTCGCCGTCGCCCCAGGCCTCGTAGATGGCCATCAGGTGCTTCTTGGCAGCCTTGGAGCCTGCCACGAGCGCCGCGACCTTCTTCTCCTCCTCGACCTTCCAGCCGATGTACTCCTCGATATCCGGGTGATCGACATCGACGACGACCATCTTGGCCGCGCGCCGCGTCGTGCCGCCCGACTTGATCGCGCCGGCAGCCCGGTCACCGATCTTGAGGAAGGACATCATGCCAGACGACTGGCCGCCACCGGACAGCTTCTCGCCCTTGCCACGCAGGTTCGAGAAGTTGGAGCCCGTGCCGGAGCCGTACTTGAACAGGCGGGCCTCGCGGGTCCACAGGTCCATGATGCCGCCGTTGCCGACCAGGTCATCCTGGATCGACTGGATGAAGCAGGCGTGCGGCTGCGGGCGCTCGTAGGCGTTCTCCGAGAGAACGGCGCCGTAGCCCTGGTGGGACATGTCATGAGCCCACAGCTCGTTGACGTACCAGTGACCCTGCGCCGGACCGTCGATGCCGTACGCCCAGTTGAGGCCCGTGTTGAACCATTGCGGCGAGTTGGGCGCGAACATCTGCTGAGCCAGCATGAACCGCAGCTCGTCGTAGAACGCGAGAGCGTTGGCTTCGGCATCGCGCAGCTTGAAGGCGTCGCCCTTCTTGGTGCCTTCGGGAGCGAAGTAGCCGTTCTTCCAGCCCCAATAGGTCCAGCAGCCGGCGAGGCGATCGAACACCTGCTTGGCCGAGGTCTCGGAGCCCAGGTGGGCCGACCGGGTATCGGGATCACCGTTGCTGGCGTAGGGCACGGAGCGCTGCAGCCAGACCGGGACCATGTCTTCATGGACCTTGCGGACCTGGTCGGGCACGCCGGCCTTGCGGAAGTACTTCTGGGCGAGCACGTCGATGGCAACCTGAGACCAGTGGTCCGGCACCTCGATGTTCTCCATGCGGAAAACGATCGAGCCATCCGGGTTCTTGATCTCGCTGGTCGCCCGCTTGAACTTGATCTTGTCGTAGGGCGAGTTGACGCCGGCAGTGAAGAGTCTGTCGATTCTCATAAGTGACTGTTTTTCTCGTTGATGTTGACTCAGCCGCCGCGCTTCGCCGAGGCGTACGGGTAGCGCTTGGAGTTATCGATGCGGGTCTCGCGCTTGAGCGGCACGAACTTCACCGGCAGCTTGCCGATCTCGGAGAGGATCTCCTTGATGCGCTCGCCATCGCTCTTCGGATTGAGCACGCGCAGCTGATCGGTGAGGGAGTCGACGGCTGCGCTCTCCTCGCGGGTCAGGCGGCGCCGCGCATGGAGGGCCGTGTAGGAGTTCTCGTAGGTGTACTTCGGCTTCGGAGCAGGCTTCGGTCTGCTCAGGAAGTGAAAGGCCTTCATGAGGCCGGTCAGGATGTCGTTGGCTGCTTCCACTTGGTGCTCCTTTTGCATTCAAACAAACGTCACGGCAGAGAACGAATGCGGCGTCGGATCTGCTGTCTGGTGAAATTGGAAACGTACGGGGTGCGCGGAGATGATGCGAAAGGCACCTGGGCCCACGATGTCCGGACTCGGAAATGGACCACGTAGTGTCTTCTGTTCTGATCGAGATAGAACTCGTCTATCTCGCCATTATCCATCAGCTGCTGCGCCTCCTTCTTGATCTCTCGAACGTGTGCCTTCATGCTTCCCTCTCTTCGGGAACGACCTCTTCGGCCACGCCCGCTTGGGCCGCTTCTCGCGAGGCATCTCCACGTCGGGATCAACCTTCGCCAGCATGCGGCGTCTGAACTCTTCGGTATCCTTGGCAATGCGCTTTGTTCGCGCGATCTCCGTCACGTCGGCGCCGCGCTTCGATGCCTTCGACCCGAAGGTCTTGGCTGCGTGGCAGTCGACGTGCTTGGCGAAGATGTGCTCAACGTCGTTGGACGGGGGCACGGTGTCGTTCGCCTCTGGATCCCAGCAGCGCAGCTGCACTGCAGGGATATGATCGAACTCGGTGTCGACGAGCTTGCCCAGGCGTTGACCACAGGACGAGCATTTGCTGTCCTGCCGGATCACCACCTGGAGCTTCACCTTGTCTGGGATCGCTTTTCTGAAACCAGGCGGCGGTGCGAGAGGGAGGGTGGTGTCCATTTGCTTTTCTTATTTGCATTCAAGCAAACAGTCAAGCAGATGTTTCCGGTTCCGGCAGCGGAAGTGGCACCCTCCCGAGACAGCCATCGGGCGTCGGCAGACCGGGCTTCCAGCCCTGCTCGCGAGCGCACCCGTAGCTTTTGGGACAGCCCTCAGGCGGGCAGAACTCGAATGGCTTTCTGCCGCACTGCCAGCTGGACCAATCGTCGAGACGAGCCTCAGGCATGTTCGAAGCTCATGTCGAGATAGAGCCGGTACTCCAGGCCCTCGCGATGCCACTGACCGGAGCACACGCCGATGACCTTGTTCTCGGCGAGGAATTGTTCGTCCGTCAGATGCTCCTCGTTGTACAGCTCGCGCAGTTCGGATGCTGGTACAAGCTCCTTGGTCCAGATCAGCTCCGCGTTGCCGACCTTGATTTTGGCGAAGTCCGTGAGGCAGTTCTCCGCTTGCGAGATGGCGTGCCGGAGGTCGGCCAGCTCGGAGAGGAACATGGCGGCATTGTTCGGGCCACCTTCAGGATCGGCGCTGTCGAGACCGAAGCGACCGATCTTGCCGAAGATCCGCAGGCAGCGGCCGATCACCTCGACGACCTCTCCTGACTCCTCGACGACTCTGGCGACCTTGCCGTCGACAGTGGTGGGTAGGTATCTCGGGTTCATGCGCTGATCTCGATCTTGAGCTTGTCGTTGAGGATGGCGTCGACCTGTTCCTTGACGTGCGCTTTGACGCGAACGTTGACCTGGTCCTCGATCATCTTCTCGAGTTTTTTCCTGTTCCAGTGACCCCAGACCACATGGCTGATGGCGCGGATCACGAAATTCTCCACCTCCGTCCGTGTTGCGGAAGCGCTGGGCGGTTACACCCGTCACTTCCTGGCGAACCAGTGCCTCGATGCCGTCGCGGCTGAGGTCCAGCTCGTTGAACAGGATGTTTCGGACCGCCATGTGGATCGCGGCGTGGGACGGCCGGGATTCTGTCTCGCTCATTTCAGGCTCTTCATCTCGATCTTGAGGGTGGTGAGGTTGTTGCCGATCAGGTAGGCGAGGACTCTCATGGCCTTGAAGTGCCAGACCCTGGTGCCGTCAGGCTTGACGACATTGAGCCGTCCTCGGGGAAACCGAGGCGGAGCCTTCCAGCCCTTCGGCGTGGTGAGGAGGATGCCGGCTTCATCGGCGGGCATCTTGTTGAGCGTGTAGAAGTTGATGTTCTCCACGCACTGTCTGGCGATGTCGTCAGCGTTCACGCCGCCACCGCCCGCGGATAAAGCTTCGCCAGCTCGGCCTTGACCCTATCGACGATGCGGCCGGAGAAGTTGTCCGGGTGCCGCGGATCGGTGATGACACCGTCCTCGACCTCGACGTCCTGGGCCTCCGTGTGCGGATTGTCAGCGTGCCACAGGCCGTAGAAGTTTCGGATGCCACGGTGTGCGAACACCAGGCAGCCGGCATGATCAGGCGGCGGAGGATTGTACAGCACCGGGCTGAGCGTGAACGGGAACTTCCAGCTCCACGGATCGAGCCACCGCTTCAGCGCGACGTCATCCTCGCGGATGCGCTTGATCACATCGGCGACGATGCCGTCCTCGTCCAGGTACGATCCGAACCAGTCCACGGCCTGCGGCTTTTCGCTCTTGCCGATGCCCCGGATCAAATTGGACAACATGTTCATCAGGTTTGCCATTACGCGGCCTCCTCATTGCGCCGCTCTTCGTTGTCGTTCGCGGCCTTGTAATTCGATTGCGCCCTGGCTTCCTTGAGCAGCTCGTCCAGATCGAAGCCCGGGATGATATGGCTCTGGATTGTTTCGAGGGCTGCGTCGAAGTAGGCCTTGAAATCTTCCTCGCCCATCGCGTCGAACGCGGTGGAGGAGGGGATCATGATGATCTCGCCCGCCGTGGTCATGACCGGCCGCACCACGCCGTTGGCGAGCAGCAGCGTGTCATGCAGCGACTCCTCGCTGGCGAACAGATCGGTGTTGTGGGTCACGATGCGCAGGATCACCCGGTACAGGCGATGCCTGGGACCGCTCCGGGGCTGAGCGAACTGCGCCCGCACCGGGACGTTTTCCGGGATCGCCTCGAACATCTCCACGTCGTACGCGGCATGCGGGATCAGGTGGCCGTCGACCTTGCGGACGAGGATCCACTTGTTCTTGGACTTGTTGCTCGCGCTCATTTGTCCTCCAGTTGGTACGTTGCCCAGTCCTGCAGCAGCTCCATCCAGTCGCGCTGCTCGGTCGGCTTCCACCAGGGTGGCGTGTCTTCCATGCGCCCCTTGACCGTCTGATGGAGGTCGCCAGCCAGCTCCTCCGTCTCGTCATAAGTCAGCGCCTTGATCGCTCTCGCGATAGCGTCCAGCTTGTTGCTCATGTCACTCTCAGATCAGAGATCCCTGGCGGGACCACGGGCTTGTGGATCTCGGTTTCGGTTGAGGTCTCGGCCGGTCGACCTCCTGCAGCTGCTGCACCTTCACCCGGCACGCCTCGACGAGCGTTTCGATCTGCTCGTCGGTCAGACCGTAGTCCTCGCGGTGAGCCCGTTCATCAGCCCACCACTGACGCAGGGAGGAGGGCGGGCCCTCTGAGAGTGCGATCCCCCAGAGGGCCAGCTGCATGTAGGCCGCAGCCTTATCCGGCATGGGCCGCGCGCTTCAGCTCCTGCGATTTGTCGCTGAGCTTGCCCATGACGTAGTCCTCGCCGTTCGAAGAGAGCTTCTTCATGTCGGCGATGAACTCCTTGCTGGCCGCGATATCCATCGCCTGCTTGGTCCGGGTCATCTCATCGATCTGCTTGACCCAGTGCTGGACGATGGCCTGACCATCTTCCTTCGAGACCGACGCCTCGCGTGCCGGCGGCTTGTCGTCGTTGGCAGCCGGCTTCGCATCGCTGCGGCTGTCGCCACGGTTGTCGCGGCGATTGTCGCTGCGCTCGTCGTTGTCCGCCTGACGGAAGTCATCGGCTTCCTCGGACGAGTAGGCGTCGCCGTGCAGGTCGGCGAGCTTCAGGATCACGCGATCCTTGGCGCGCTTTTCAGCCATGGCGTACGGATAGGCTGCCTGGTTGCCGGTCACCACGTAGTTGCCGAAAGTGCCTTCCTTCGGCTCGCGGATCGCCTTGCCCCAGTTGTTCTTGCGGCCCGTGTCGATCATTTCCATGATCTTGGCCTCGCCGATCGACCACTCCGACTTGTCGCCGACGCTGCCGAACACGATGATTACGGCTTCGTAGGCCTCAGCGCGCAGGATCTGCGGCTTCTCCCACTTGATGCCCATCGCGGCGCCGAGACGCTCGACGTCCTTGTGCTTGACGACCGGCGTGCCCTGGACCTCCCAGATCGCGCCCCGATCGACCGGCACATTGTGCTTGTCGAAGACCTCATAGATCTTGTCGAGTTTGGCGCGGTTGTCGCCGTCGTTGTTGTTGCGTCGTCCTGCCATGGTTCTCTCCTGTGGTTAAGCGGCGTCGGCCGCGGTAGCGGGTTTGTCGTTGCTGTTGGCGGCCTTGCGGGATCGGGTCGCCTTCGGCTTGGGTTCGGGCAGCGGACGGCCAGAGTCCTTGTCGGCCTGCTTGACGGCCTCCTTGTCGATCTTCACGAGCATCTTGCCGTCGCTCGAATAGGAGATCGTCACGCCCTTGCCGGACGCGATCTTGGCGTCCTGCGGCATCTTCTTCTTGATGGCCTTCTTCGCCGTCTCGTGGTCGTCGACGGCGGACTTGGTCTCGACCATCTTCTGGGCGAGGTCGCACCACTCGTTGTCCGCGCTCATGTCCGCGATGCGGATTTTCTCGAGCAACGGAACCGAGATCGTCGGCGTGCCAGGCGTGCGGCCGGTCTGGACGCAATCCCAGAAGTCCTGCTCGGCCTGGAGCATCTTGGCCTGGTAGAAGATGTCGGCCTCGACCTCCATGACGACGTGCTGAGCAGCGCCGGTGATGATCGACAGGTACGAGAGCGGCAGGTCCATCACCATCATGTTGTGCTGGCACTGCGCGTAGTACTTGTCGTAGGCCTTCTGCTTGTCGAAGCCGAAAGGCATCATGAACTTGAACTCGACCATCGCGATGACGGGCGTGTCGTCCGCCTTGCGAACGAGTCCATCGAGGGTCGCGTGAGCCTTGTCCCAGTCCTTGTAGAAGACCTTGTCCTGCTCGTTGGTCACGGCCAGGTTCATCTGGAACTCGAACCAGTCAGCGTTCAGCTGCTCGGTCGTGTTACCCATCTGGACCAGCAGGATCTCGGACATGTCCTCCTGCTCCTGCTCGCCGCGCTTCTCGCGCCACAGACGCTCGATCGCCTGCTGATCGCCAGACATAATGATGCGCGCATCCGATCCGCCGAGGGACGTCATGCGGGCAGCCCGAGCCTCATCGCTCATGCCGAGGTGGCGGGTACGACGTAGAAACTGCATCTCACTTCTCCTGTTCAGCGGTATTCCCGCCAGATTGCTTTCTCGCCGAGGGTCTCGACGAAGGCCGCGTGCAGACGCCGCTCCTCGTCGGTCAGCCTGGACGGCAGAGGAACGGGCCGCTGGCGCGCAGCGGGTAGGTTGTCGATGGTCACTTCTTCCTGCTCGCCGAGCAGCGTGAGGCCGTACTGACGGCCACCCCGCAGTTCGACGTAGACTTCGCTCAGCAGCTCGGCGTCGAGGAGGGCGCCATGCAGCTTTCTCCTGCTGGTATCGATGTTGAAGGCCGAGCAGAGACCGTCGAGGGTGTGACGGCCACGCGGGCGCTTCGCCTTCGCCAGCTCCAAGGTGTCGACGATTTCGTTCTGGAGCGGCGGCATATCGAGCCGATCCAGCTCGTCGTTGATCATCCCGAGATCGAAGGGAGCGTTGTGCGCCACCAGCCGAGCGTCCCGATGAAGGCAAGGAACTGGTTGACGACCCGCTTGAAGGTCGGCTTCGTCTTCAGAAACTCATTGCTGAGTCCATGGACGGCGAACGCTTCCCGGTGAACCGGATGCGTGGGGTTGACGTATTTGTGGAACGTCTTCCCCGTTGGCAGCCAGTTGTTGATCTCGACGCAGCCGATTTCCACGATGCGGTCGACCTTGCGCTCGATGCCCGTGGTTTCGGTGTCGATGATGATCTCTCTCAAAGCGATCTCCGGGTGATCGGGTCGATCCCGTCGTCACGAAGTTGGGCGAACACCTGGTCTCGCAGCCGATCGGCGAGCGTCTGCGACGAGTCCAGGAGGGCTGAGATCGACAGCTCCACCTGCTCGGGGGAGCCGACGATGAACGACGCCTCCAGCCGGCAGAGACATGCCTCGTGGACACGTCTCGCCGCCTGGAACCGGAGGTAGGCGTCGGTGACTTCCGGGCTACGCGGCATTGGTCGGCGCGTGGACGAGTGGCAGGCCACGTCCGATGCTCGGGCGAGCGAGATCGGGGTGGTCCTGCATCCATTTCTGAACGAACCAGAGCTGACCGCAGCCGCCGCCGATCGTGTCTTGACCGGCTGGGTCGAACACGCGGACGTCGTAGCCGCGCTCGACCAGCTCGAGGCTGAAGTCCGAGGCCAGCGAACGCTGATGCTCATTGGTCGCCGGCATGCCTTCTGACCGCTCGCAGACGACGCTGACGGTTGCGTTCCAGATCAGCGGATCGAACAGGCCCCAGAGGCGCTCGGCGTCCTCGATCGAGGAGTTGCCGTCGTGAGCGCAGTAGTTGAAGAACGGCTTGCGACCCGTGACCTCGTGCCAGATCATGCCTTCGGTCGCGATCTGGAACAGGTTCAGCTTCTTCTTGAAGGGGACCAGCGCGTCACGCGCAGCGTCGGTCGACTCATGGACCGAGAACTGCAGGCCGATGGTCGGGATCTCCATCGAGATCTCGCGAACCACCTCGTAGTTGATGATCGGCGCCGAGGTCGAGATCAGGAGCGCCGCATTCGGATACATCCGGTAGAGCTGGCGGAGCGCCGGGACCAGACCCTTCAGGTTCAGGAGCGGCTCGCCCATGGACATGAACATGATCTGCAGGCGCTTCATCTCGGACGCCTGGATGCCGGTCTGCTCGATCGAGTGCTCGACCTGGGCGATGATCTCGTCGGTCGAGAGCGAGCGCACGAAGTTGTCGCCGGCCCCGCAAAAGCGGCAGCCAACCGGGCAGCCCGACTGCGTGGAGCAGCAGATCACGGTACGGGTGGCATAGTCCGGGTACTTGTAGAGCACCGACTCCGCGACAGCAGAGCCGTTGTCGAACACGAACTTGGCGACGTTCTGTCCGGCGTCGTCGATCCGCTTAACGTTATCCCAGGCAGGTCTCACGAGGTGATTTCCTTGAAGCTGATGCCGTCCGATGGGACGATGCAGAGATCTCTCTTCAGGCCGGCCATGATGAAGCCGGTCGTGCGGGTTCGGATTTCGTAGACAGTCTGCCGGTCGTGGGATTTCCTCGTCGGGCAGTAGAGTTTGTGAACCAGCTCGGAGTCGCCTCCGCGAGCGAGTGCGATGGCGGCTTTGGTGAGCCGATCGGACAGACGAGCTGCGTTGCACCAGCGCATCCAGTCGAGGACACCGAGGGCACGGTCGGTGTCGTTTCGCTGAGGCGAGTACTTCGCCGCGCCATCGAAGGGCTTCATCGAGCTGAAGAGACGAATGCGTTCGATCTCGACCAGCTCGGCGTGGGACATGCCGATCATGTTCCAGCCGCCGGAGCGCTGGCCCGATGTCAGCCAGCGACGCTCCTGGTCAGGCGTCTTGTCGATGACCTCGACGGCCTCGACGAGCAGCTGCCAGATGACATCGCTGTGCCGCGTTTTCTCGCCCTTCAGGGCCCACGCCAGCTCGCCACCATGGGCGAGCCAGCTGAGCGCTTGGATGCGCGCCTCAAGCGGGGACGAGTTGGTCATTCGCCACCGCAGCGTTGCCGTACATCTGACGGCGTCGCGTTGCCCGGTACTCGTAGCAGCCGTAGTGGACCCGCTTCTGCGAGAGCAGGATCTGCCCCTCGCGGGCATCCTTGAGGATGCGGTCAGCGATGACGTTCAGCTGCGCGATGTTCATGCGCTCGACGGTGCGCAGGACATCGGTCTCCGGGATCTCAACCTGGCGGTCGATCTGCAGGTGGCCGGTCCAGTAGACGAGGATGTCGCCGGCAGCGGCCTGCTTCAGCCAGTCGTAATAGTCGGACAGCGCGCCCGGCGAGATGTCGAGAACTGTGGTTTCGGTGTCGGACATCACGCCCCCACCTTGTTCTGGACGAGGGACGTGTACATGCCGACGATGTAGACCATGTTGTCGATGACACCGCCGAGATGGTCGACCGCCTGACGGTTCTCTTCGCGCTCGATCGCGGCCAACTCTTCTTCGCTGATCACGTCGTCGTCTTCGAAGTCATCGTCATCGTCGAAGTTGTCGTCGAACGGGTCGTACGGCGGCTCGGCCGCGCCGGAGCCATCGTCGAAGTCGTCATCGTTCATCGCTTGAACGATCACGACGACCTCAGGCATGTCTTCGAGGCCGAGGCACGGACCATCGGGCGGGCAGTTGCAGTCGGCGATCTGGATGCCGCCGCGGGCGGCCAGGTCGTCAGCGAGGAAGGGGAGCACGGTGGTGAAGAACGGATCTCTCATATTACCTCAGTTTGCATTCAAGCAAATGGAATGACGCGAAAAGGGGCGCCCTGGCACGCACGAACCAAAACAGGGCGCCCCTCGATTTTCCCCGCTCAACGGGGAAGCTCAGCTCTTAGAACGGGATGTCATCATCCATGTTGTCGTTGCCGCGCGCCGGAGCGGAGGAGCGGCTGCTGTTGCCACCGCGGCTGCCGCCACGGTCGTCGTTGCGGCCACCGCGATCATCGTCACGGTTGCGGCTCGACGAGCCACGGTCGTCCCGACCACGATCATCGCGTCCGCGATCATCACGGCTCGACGAGCGGCCACCGCCGTCTCGGTCATTGCCGCGGTCGTCGTTGTCACGGTTGCCACCGCCGCCGTTGCCATCGCGCTCCCAGATCTTCTGGAATGCGTCGGACTGAGCGAACTGCGGGACCACGATCTCGGTCGAGTAGCGGTCGGCGCCGCTCTGGTCCTGCCACTTGCGGGTCTGGATCTTGCCTTCCAGATAGACCTGATCACCCTTCGCCAAGTTCTTGTCGATGAACTTGATGGTGTGCTCGTTGAAGACGACGACGTTGTGCCACTCCGTCTTCTCCTTCATCTCGCCGTCGCGCTTGTCCTTCCAGCGCTCCGACGTCGCGACGCTGAGGTTCGCGACCTCGTTGCCGTTCTGCATGCGGCGGATCTCGGGGTCCTTCCCGAGACGTCCCAGCAGGGTCACCTTGTTAACTGACATGTCGTCGTCTCCTTTTCTGCGTTTGCATTACCATTCCATTTGCATTCATGCAAGAGGGGAATCAAAAATCTAGCTTCGTGAAGAGGCCGGTCTTCTCGTTGAAGCCGACGTCGACCGAGCCTGTGTTGCCGGCGATGCGCTTGAGACGCACCTTCGGGATGAAGATGGTTCGTTCGTTCGGCGCCTCGTCTGGACGCATAGCGTGGACCACGATGCCGAGGTCCGGCTTGTTCGCCCAGTGCGCCGAGTCCGAGATGTTGTAGAGCCCGGGGACCATCTTGCCCTCCAGCTTGGTCGGGTGCGCTACAACGCAGGTCGCGCAACCGAACCGATTGCCGAACCGCTTCATCTTCTTGATCGCCTTGCCGACGTACTCGGTCAGCGACAGCGAGTTGGGTCGATTGTGCTCCAGCTCGTTCCAAGGGTCGATCATCAGCATCTTCACGCCGTAGCGGAAGACGGCTGCCGCGGCCTTGTCGAGCACGAAGTCCAGATCAACCTCGGTGTCGTCATTTTCGTCGTAGTCGATGAAGTAGAAGTAGCGCTCGACGAATGCCTCGGCTCTTTTCCGCTCTTCATTCGACCACGCAGCCCGTTCCTTTTCGAGGAACGCGGTCATCAGTTCGTTGGCCAGGAACGGCTTCACCGACTTTTCGCCGGAGAACATCGCGATCGGCCACTTGTGTCTCATGGCCAGTCGCACCGCGACCTGGTTCATGAAGGTCGACTTGCCGACGTTGGGGATGCCGGTGCAGACGATGAACTGTCCCTGGTAGAACTTCATCTTCTCGTCCAGCTCCTTCGAGATGCCGGCCTCGACCATCTCCGGGATCGCGATCTCCGGATAGTCGGACAGCTTGAAGAGACCCTTGACGGGCCACTCCTTGGCGTTCTCGATCAGCTCGCGCACCTTCTCCGCGCCGAGGTACTTCTTGACCTCGTTCAGATCCTTGCACGCTCGCAGCTCGCCGGTCTTCTTGTCGGGCACCACCTCGTCATCCGGGAACTGGACCCAGAAGCATTTGGCGGGGCCGATGCGCCTGACCAGCTCCTTCGCCAGCCGGCGGCCGGGCTCGTCGGCGTCGGTTGCGATGATGTGATAGTTCACCGCCATGATCCGCTGCATGTGACGGACCATGAACGAGAACTTGTCATCGTCCTCCGGATCGACATCGCTGGCGTCGTCCGGAACATCGATCAGGTTGCCGTTCTTGTCGCGGGCAGGGGGAGCGCCATCGGGGACGGACACGATCGTCTCGTAGCCGGACTCCTTGCCGGCCTGAACGTCGAACTCACCCTCGACCCAGATCAGCGAGTCCGTGCCGGCTTCCAGGCGTGCCATCGTGTCCTCGTTGAGGAGGACGTCGGCGTTGTAGAGCGTCTTTACGGCGCCCTTCTTCTGCATGAACCGGCGCTCGCCATCCTGCGCCCACCGGTACTTGCAGTTCACCTCGACGCCGTGCTCGTAGTAGGGGAAGCAGAGGACGTTGCCGCGTTCATCCGGCAGAACGACGAGGTTGTCCTGCGAATCTCGCGAGAGACGCCCGCTGAAGGTCCCCATATCCACCGCCATTTCGCTGGTGAGGCCTCTGTCCTCGATCCCCCTGGCGTGCTTCTCGCTTAGCATTCTCGTAGCTGCTCCATGTGCAGTGATGACAATTCCAAACCACGCCTGAGGCATCGATCTTGACGCTCAGGCATTTGAGTTTCTTGTGAGCCCCCTTCCGCCTGTGGGAGCAGTTAGGGCAGATGGCGTACTGAGTGCCCATCTTCAGGGAACGGACCTTGATGCCGTTCTCCTGAAGTGCCTTCTCGACATCGACCCCTGCCATCAGATCGCCATCCCTGGGCGACCTCGCGGCCGAGCTGGTGCGCGCTCGGTTTCCCATCGAGCCTGGTTGAGCCAGACCACAGCGGCTGCGATGAACTTCTCGCGGGTCGGATCTTCCCGGACGTCGGCGTTCATCCGATCGGCGTAGTGCCGGAGACCAGCCATCAGGTCCACGAACTCGACCTCGTCCTCGTCATGGATCTTGTCGAGCTTGCGGAGCGCTTCCTTTTTGCTGTCGCCTCGCTTCTTCGGGTAGAGCTTCCAGAACTGATCCCGATAGTCCTCCGGCCACAGCGCTGTCTTGCGCGGCTTCTTCCGGTTAGCTTTGGGTTCATCTGATCGGTTCAGTGTGGGTTCAACTGATAGGTTAGGCGGCACCTCATGCCGGTGGTCACCGGCACCAGATTCCGCACCCACCGGCACGTCGTTCCGGTCCCCACCGGAATCTGATGCCTCTGCCTCCGGCATTTCCTGCCGCGGCACGTCGTTCCGGTCCTTATCGTTGTCGTTTGCTGCAGTTTTCCTGGAGCTACCACCGGAACGAGATGCCGGTGGTTCTTCCGACGAGCCGGCAGCGGGCTCAGTCATGTTCAGGTAGATCATGTCCGTGGTATCGCGGCGCTTGACGCGGCGGATCAGGTTCATGTCTTCGAGGTCGGTCATAGCGTTGCGGACTGCGCGCACACACGCCTCAACCTCGTCGGCGATCCGCTGCTGCGATGGCCAGCACGCACCATCGGCATCGTTCGCTCTGTTGGCGATCGACATCAGCACTGCCTTGCGGAGCGTGCTGCCAGTCTTGATCTTTCTCGCCCAGGATTGCGCGTCGAAGCTCATTCGTTAGTTCCCTTGGATTTGACCCGCTCAGCGGGATTGTGTATTTGCAGTAATGCAAATGAAAATGCAAGCCACGACATTTCGTGCCTGCTCAACTCGAGTCACACACCAGAATGGGTTCTATCCTCGTCGCCGGTCTTGACCCGGCCTTCGCCAATTTCGGCATCGCGAGAATGCGTCTCGACCTCGACAGCCTGGAGCTGTCGCTGGAGGCCGTCAGGACGCTCAGCACGCGAGCGATCGAGAAGGCAGCACGGAAGGTGGTCCGGAAGAACAGCGACGATCTGCGCCGCGCCAAAGAGCTGCACGACGGCTTCCACGAGGCCATCGCCGGCTGCAAGGTAGCGTTCGGCGAGATCCCGACAGGAACCCAGGGGCAGCGCGCCGCCTTAGGCTTTGGCGTAGCGCTCGGCGTGCTTGCGTCGTGCCCGATCCCGATCATCCAGGTGATGCCAGTCGAGACCAAGATGGCCAGCGTCGAAGATCCCAAGGCCGAGAAGCCGGCGATCATCGCTTGGGCCGCGGAGCGCTATCCGGACATCGACTGGAAGCGATATCACGAAAACGTGATGTACCGAGGAAAGCGCACGAGGAGCGCAGGCGATTTGCACGAAGACAACGAGCACGCTGCGGATGCCACCGCCGCCTGCCACGCAGGAATCAAAACAGACCAATTCAAGCAATTGATGGCGCTGTGGAAAGCGGTAGGATTTGCAGGAAGCTAACAAATCGTTACTTTCCTGAATGTTTCCATATAGTTCCGTTGGTGGGTCCAGACCGGGAACAAAAAACCGTTTGCAATTGAGCGAAACCGGCCTTACAGGTTTTGCGTTAGCATCCGTGCAAACGGAGGGAACCAAGTATGTTTTGCATTTTGAATCTTTCTAGACCTGATTAGCCGCGCTGATTTGTCAGCGTTTGCTGATCATCTTAACGGTTGCGCTGCGGAAAGCATGTTATTGGAGGACCGCCAAGTGTCTGAAGCGGTATTAGAAATGAAAACCCCGAAGAAGATCGTGATCGAGTGGATCGATCACATCCTCGACCGGAAGAAATGGGACGGAACACGTCTCGCGCGTGAAGCAAAACTCGCGCCTTCCACCATATTGCGCCTACTCAACGATCCTGAACATCCATTTATTCCGACCCTGAAGACCCTGCAGAAGATCGCGGAAGCCTCCGGATATCCGATCCCTCGCAAGGTGACTGAAGCTCTCGGCGCTCCGAAGATGGAAGCACCGGAGAACGGCGAAGAGGAATCCAGTAGCGGGAGTAGTGAGTCTCGCCGGGCTCGTCTGCGGACGTTCCAGGTCGAGCTTCGCCATGTGTCGTCGCTGCCGGCTTCGCTGCAGGCTGCCACGACGTCAGCTCGGCGGGAGGGAACGTATGTTCCTGCGCCGGCCCAGCTGGCGGACGACGAGACTGCGTTCGCGTTCTACATGCCGGACGACAGCTTCGAGCCGTGGGTGAAGTCTGGCACCCTGATGTACGCTACCAAGCGCAGGGATCCAGTGCGGAACGATGTTTTGGTGGTGACCGACAAGAACGAGCGCACCAAACTGCGCCTGCTCCTCGGCATCGATGAGGACGGCCTTCGCATGCTGAAGCAGTTCGGCAGCGAAGAGGAAGAGCGGCTTGGGTTCGACGATATCAAGGATATCGCCATCCTCGTCGGCTTGATCAAGACGATCTAAGGGCAGGGGCCTCAGCCCCCGCCCTCGACATCGAACGTCTTCTCGATAGCTGCGACCAGACCATCAATGCGTGGCACTGATGCTGTCAGGTCGTAGATGTCGAGGCCGTTACGAAGTTCCGTCAGTCGCTTGAGCCAGGCCTCGTCGTTAGCGACCTTCTGGACGTTGACGATGCTCTCCCACTTTTCCTGGTTGATGGAGAGCGTCACCTTCTCGATCTCGAAGTCCAGGAAGTCGATGAACTCCTTGATCGGGATCGCGACCTTGTCCATCGCCGGTTCAATGATCAGCATCTGCTGACATATCTCCTCCAACATTCCGTGGAGGCGGCTCTGGAATCGAGCGTTGATCGGCTGCGGTCGCACAGCCGGCTCGACAGTCCTAGTTTGCTTTTTCGCCATTTGCTGACGCACCTTTCTTCAAGGCTTTCATGCGAACGTTCGTTTCGATCGCCTTGAGATCCTCTTTGGTCGCCCGCCATGGCTTCAGACCGCGATCGAGCGCAGCCAAGGCCAGGGCGATCGCCTTGGTGGCGCCGCGCAATTCGTATTTGCTTATTGCCTGAGGCGTCAGACCGAGCCACTCGCCCAGCTTCGCATGGGTCAAGTTCCTAGAAAGCCTCCAGGCCCGGATTTCCGTGCCCGAAAGGAATTTCTCGGATGCAGCTCGCCTTCCTGTTGGCATGGTTTTGTTTCCCAATGCACACAAAAACGAACTGCATTTGCGCAGTCGTGACGAGGTGCTGGTGGCACCTTTTCCCAGGAAGTGCAAATATTAATGCGGCGTCAATTCGGCAAGGCAGACCTGCCGATCTTAATCACGCCGCATTTGAGATCGGCGCAGCAATGATCCGCGCTGGATGGCCCAGCTTCCATTGCTCTCGAACCACCAGCAGGGCAGACGCTCGCGCTGTCGGCTCACACACGACCTTCCACTTCGGCGGCTTTTCGGTGCGCATAAACGCCACGACAACCACCAACGGTTCGGCCTTCGCTTGATTCCGCTGTTTCATGTCTCCTCTTCTATATCGCCTCCACGAATTTCTCAATCGGGCCGTCCAGCTCGTCGAAGGCGTTGACGATCGAACGGTCGCGCTTGTCATCGACCCAGATCACGATCGTTACGACGACACCTTGTTCACTAGTGTACCGTTCGATCTGGTCGACGACGCCATCCGTGCCGGGCGGCATGGTGTGCTCGATGTCATCGTGGTCTGCTCCCTTCGTTTCGATGAGCGTTTTGATCTTCTGGCCCCGCGTCAGGCCGCGCCACTGTGCCAGTCGCTCAGCCATAGACGATCTCGCCGAGCACGCAGGCCTGAAGGAAGACGTCCGCCGTCTCGGCATCACCGGTCTCTTCGATGATCTCGGCGACGCGATGGGGGTGGTTCTTCATCAGCCACGCCAGGCCATCCTTCACCTTGTCCGGCGTGAAGATGTGCGTCACGCTGTCCTCGTCGGCCAGCACCTCGATCTCGAAGTCGCCGTCCCAGACCTTCGGGTCGGAATACCACGGGCCCTCGGTCGCCCGCTCTTTGCCCTTCTTCGAGTGGAAGCGTTCGAGCCAGTGGTTCGAGCCGCCTTCCAGTGCGGTGACGATCTGGTCGGCGAGCTGTTGCGCCGTAAGGGCCGGCGCCTCGATGGTGGTCGCAGTCATGATGCAATCCTCTTGATGTAAGCCATGTTGATTTCCCCGAAGCGTCGGGGCATCCTGGCGCGCACAGCTGCGCACCAGTCCTTCTTGGTGGGGATCTCCTTGACCTTGCGGACCGGAGCGCACTGCTCGCAGACCGCAACGTCGGATCTTCTGTGCCAGTGCCTGGTCAGGCCGAAGCAGAAGCAGCAGTTCTCCGCTGGCTCGGGAAAACTGGTGCCGTCATGCACGATGGAGATCGGCATCAGTTGGTCACTTCTTCGGCGACCATCTCGTGGATCTCGGGATCCTCGCACTCGTCGCTGCACTGGTGGCAGAGCGAGACGAAGTTTTTGTCGCTCTTCTGAGCCAGCTCGATGGCCTCTTCCTTCGAGTTGGCCCAGAAGCGGCCCATGTACTTGCTGGCTGTGACGCAGCCGACAACGCTGTATTGCTTCATGGTTGGTCCTGATCTCCGTATCCGTCCTGGTTGCGATCGACCCGCCGATACTCCCGTGCGGTCTTCTGCACCCGATGGTCCTGGCGGTTGGTCCGGATTACGATCTCGATGTCGTCATCGTCGTAATCGCGGTCGAGAAGGGCGATGATGCTGAACATCAGGCAACCTCCAGACTCCGGTTGAAGTTGTTCTTGCCGGCGCCGTGGATGGCGATGGTGATGTCGGCATTGGCCTTGGTCCGGTTGCCGCCGCACAGCATGCAGGCGGCGCACTGGACGGCCTTGCCCATCTCCGCCGATGCAGGGCAGTGACCCTCGCCGGGGAGCTTCGGATCGGCCTTGCCGCGGACGCGATAGGTTCGGAAGCCGAGAGCCTTGGCGAGCACGCGATCGACTTCGGTGTCGCAGGACGCCATGCAGAAGTCCGCCAGCTCGGGGATCTCGCGCCACATGTGCGTGTATCCGGTGAGGTCGGCGACCTGGCTCAGCGCCGTCTTCCAGACCTTGACCGGCACAGCTCCTGGATCACCGTAGGCGCCGACGCGGACGACCTTGCGAGCCAGCAGCTTTCGGGCCTTGGCGAGCGGCACATCGGGATATTTGCCGCGCGAGTAGGCGTCCCAGACCACGCGAGGACCGCGCATCAGGGTGACGTAGCAGGAGCGGCCGACGTTGGTCAGCAGACCCGTCTTGTGGTCCCTGACGACCTTGCCGCGGTGAGGGCAGGTGCCGCAGATCGAGATGTCGTCACCGGTCTGCACGGCCTTCATCGGGTTGATGCCGTCGCGCAGGATGTAGATCTGAACCATCGGTCCAGTCTTTGAATTGGAGCCACCGTCCTCGAGTCCGGTGGCAATGCAAATAATCTGCTGGCCGTCGATCACGGACGGGCCGCGGTACAGAACGATGCCGTTCACGGGTCTCTCCTTTGCATTCATGCAACTAACAGGTCATGGCTGGGCTTGGTCAGGGCCAGCTCGCGCTCAGCCCTCACCAGTTGCCGGCTGAGGATTTGGATTTGCTTGTTCTTGCGAGCCTTGAAGTCGCGGAGGGCATCAGCCTCGGTCTCCGCAAACCTCTTCTTGTGCGCAGTGAGCCGGACGAACTCACCGCAGCAGTAGGCGCCCTTCGGCGTCCGGCGATCGACGTGGTACCACCGCATCTCCAGGCGGGGAGCGGTGACGCCGTACTCTTCGCGATCGGCGTCGATCACGTAGGAGTAGCTCTTCGCTTCGCAGCGCCAGAGGACATCGACGCCCTCTGGCACCGGGCCATGCGGATGGTGCAGCTTCATGGTCAGTCGACGCGACCGTCCTGGTGGAAGTCGGTCACGACCGGGAAGCGCAACATCCCGTCCGGCGTGAAGCCGAAATGACGCACCGTTCCCTCCTTCGGCGTCTTGCCGGCGCGGCATTGAGCCAGCAGTTCGGCCGCGAACTCCTGGGAGCCCCGCATGCCGGAGCCGCATTCCTGGCCATCCGGCATCTGGAGGACGACGCGCTTGGCGACGCCGGACCAGTTGCCTTCGCCTTCCTCGACGCGGAGGATCGGGAACTCCTCGGTCACGAAGCGCTTCCGCTTCATGAGCGACCAGGGCCTGCTGTCGTACTGGTACGGTTCGTTGAAGCGAACCATCTGGCCTTCGTAGCCCAGCTCCACGGCCTCGACCTCGGCGGCGTCCAGCTCCTCCAGGTTGCCCACCTTGGTGGTCGGGACGTAGATCAGCTGCGGATGACCGATCTTGGCGAGCAGCTCCTTCAGCTTCTCCGTGCGCTCGGCGAACGGCGCCGGGCTTGGAAGGTCGTAGATGTGATACTGGATCAGCTCGACGGCGCGAGCGGCCTGCTCGGGCGTGGCCTTCTGCTTGCGGATGATCGATCCCAGGCCGTTGAAGTCGGCCTTGAAATCGTGGTTGTACAGCTCGCCGTCGAACTCGATGCCGTCGTGCGCGCTGAACAGCGGCTCCAGCGCTGCCATCAGGTGACCGCAGTTGAAATGCGGCTGATACTCGCGGGAGGTCGCGCCCCACTTCCGGGTCATCATGGCGCGGATGCCATCGAGCTTCGGCTGTGACCAGACGCCGTCAGCGTAGGGGACGTCCTTCTTGAAGTCGTCCCAGGTCTCGGCGAGCATCGGGCCATTCGGCACGAACTCGAGTTCCGGGATCGTGCGGCGATACTCGCGCTTCAGCTTCTTGGCTTCTTCAGCCGAGGCCTCCAGCGCTGCCTGCTGCTCCGGAGTGGTGGCGTTGGTCTTGCCGACATTCTTCGGCTTGGCCGTCTTCCACTTGCTCTCGACCATCTTGCCGCCGTGGATGCCGGCGATGACGCGATAGTCCGCGCCGTTGACCTCGACCTGCCAGCTGCGGATCTTGCCGTCCGAGCCACGCTTGAAAATCTGTTCAGTGATCATGATGCTTCCTTGATGGAAAGGGGCGAAGTGGCGGCCCTTAGGCCGCCTTTGTCGCTGCTACGGTTTGCTTGTTGTCGTTGGCCGGCGGCACCTTCACCTTCGGCAACGGCGGGTAGAGATCGATCAGCTCTTCCATGGCGCGGGTGGCTGCCACGTACTGCAGATTGACCTCCTGCTCCTTCTCCCAGGGCATGCTGGCGTACTTCGACGGGCAGGTGTTCAGCCGATCGAGCCAGTAGACGCGCTTCCATTCCCGGCCTTTCGACCGGTGGATGGTGCAGAGGGTGAGGACTCCCTTCACGTCGTCGGCGAAGATGTTGTCGATGTAGGCGGTGACCGCGGCAATCGAGTCCTGCTTGTCGTCGCGGCATGCATCCATGACGACCTTGAGGGTCTCAACCTTGTCCTCCGCCTCCTGGACTTTCGACATCTTCTTCTTCGGCAGCCAGCGCTCCTTCTCCTTCTCCAGCCAGTCCTCCAGCTTGTCCTCCAGCTCCGGGATGGTGCTGATCGACTTCCAGCGGGTGGCCAGCTTCTTGAGCGAGTTGCCGATGTCCCGGCCTTCGATGCGGCACGGGATCTTCTCGCGGATCAGGGCGAACGCGGCAGTCACCAGCGGACGGGTGTTGCGGCAGATGATCGCCGCATCGCCGTTCAGCCGATCGCGGACGGTGATCATCTTCTCGAACGTCTCGGAGCTGATCTTGCCCTCGGGCGCCGAGGGGTGAGCCTCGATGTGGTTGACCCAGGTCTGGGCGAACTTCACTACGTTCTTCGGGCAGCGGTAGGTGACCGTGAGTGGCATCACCTTGGCGCCGAACTCCTGCTGGATGATGTCGAGGCTGTCGTTGTCGGCGCCCGTGAAGCCGAAGATGGCCTGGTGAGGATCCCCGACCGCGATGACGCGGCCGGTACCGGGCTTCATCAGCGCCTTCACCAGCAGTCGGCGCACCGTGTTGGTGTCCTGCGCCTCGTCGATCCAGACATTCTCGAACTGCCAGAACTTGATCTTGTAGAGCAAGGGCAGGTAGATCATGTCGTTGAAGTCGATGACGTCCGGGTTCTTGTTCGACTCCTTGAGCAGCAGGATCGCCAGGTCGATGATGTCCGATGCCTTCTTCTGCAGCGGCTCCTCGTCGAACAGGTCGAAGTGCTCGGCGATATCCTCCCAGATCGAGGTATCGTCGATGTGGCCCTGGCCCTCGATGCCGAGGCCGCTCTGCTTGGCGAGGCCGACGAGCTGACAGGCGACCGAGACGTGGGGAACGAGCGAAGGCTCGATCTTGGCGTTGTCTACCCAGTCAGCACTGATGCGTCCGACCTTCTCGTCGTCGATACGGACCTTCGGGAACGTCTTGCGGTAGTTGCGCAGGGCGATGGCGTGACAGGTCGAGGACTCAGCCTTCTTCCAGTCGATGCCGAGTTGCTCCAGCTTGCCCTTCATCTCCTTGGAGATCTTGGCGCCGAATGACAGGATGATGCTGCTGCCGCGCATCTCGCCGACCGTGCGGACGATGGTGGTCGATTTGCCGGCGCCGGCCACGGCGATCACGATGATGGAGCCAGTGCCGTTCCAGGCTTCTTGCTGGACAGCCGCTTGCTGCGGGGAGGGGACGTACATGGTTCACCTTTCGGAATTGGGTCTGGTCAGGGTTATCAGTGCATTTGCATTCAAGCAAACGATATTTGCAAAAAAAATGCAAATCACCGTTTCTTGCGGGGCTTCCTCGTGCGGGACAGTTCCCGGGCCTTTCGGATTAGGGCGTAGAGAGCCGACGCATCGCTGCACAGGCGCTCGTCGTCGAGATCGGCCATGATGTCTTCGGCGTGCTCGGCGTTCCGCGCCTTGTCGGTCGGCGTGTCCATCCTGGAGAGCTGGGAGATGATCGCGCAGGCGCCTTCGACGAACTTGCGAGCCCGATCGTGCTTGGCGTCGTAGCCGCGGCCATCGATCGATGCGTCCAGGCCGTCGAGGTAGGTGGTGATCATCGGGTGGAGAGCCATCACGCAGCCTCCTTGCCGGCGTCGACTTCGGAGATCCGCAGCTCCTTCAGCCCTTCGACGACGCGCGTCGCGTCCACCTCGTTGTAGACCTTGCAGATGTATCGCTTGTCGTCGAAGATCAGCCAACCTTCACCGTGGAAATTCGCCATCTTGAACGTCCGCGGATTTTCCCGCCAGAACACGGCCTTGACCTCTGCGGTCAGGTGGCGCGGCTGGATCGAGCCGTAGGCGTGCTGGTCGATCAGGTTCTTGGCCTTCAGGCTGTTGAGCGAGTTGACCTCGCCCTCGCGGAGCCAGACGTAGTTGGTGGCATGGAGCGTCAGCACCTTGGCGACGATCTGCTCCTGCAGTTTCGTCAGAGTCTTAGGCATCGGTCATCTCCTTCGCGCACTCGGCGCAGTAAAACTCGCTCTCGCCGAGGGTCGTCTTGACCTCGGTCGCCTGCTCGGTATCAGCCTCGCAGCACTCGCAGATCTTGGTCAGCGCGGTGCCGGCGAAACTCGCCCAGCTCCAGCCCAGGACGTAGGCGCCGTTGTCATCGCCCTCGGAGACGATCGCGCCATCGATTTCAAACTCTCCGTCGTCGCCGACGTCGGCCATGTCCGCGATTTTCTTGTCACGCTCCGGCGCTCGGTCGTAGAAGAACTTGAGCACGTCGCCGATCTCCAGACCGGGAATAGCCGCCAGTGCGAGCTGCTTCGGATCGGGCGGCGTCTCGTTGATTTTCTTGCCCATGAGTCACCTCAGGTAAGCAGGGCCGTACGGACCCATCTTCGCGAGACCGTTGTGCTCGTCGAAGACGTTGCCGCGGGCGTGTTTCGCCGGCCGGGCCCAGGTCTCGGCCTTCAGCACGTCGCCGGTCGCCTTATCAATGAAGCAGTGAACGCCGCTCCCATTCACGATCCGAAATCGCTTCTGCAGCTCCTGCAGCTTCCACTCCGGCGCGGGGTTGCGCGGGTAGTTCGCCTGCCGGTGAGCCTCGGCGATGCGCTTGCAGCCTTCGAAGAAGGTCTGGATTGCTTGTTGCAAGTCGGGCAAGTTCGTTACTCCTCAATTCCTTGGCGATGTCCCGCAGCTTCTGGCGGATGACCTTCGCGGTGCATTCGATCTTCATGGGTTTGCGGTGCATCCATCCGTCCAGGCGCCAGGACTCGCGGCACCCTTTGCAGTGCCACTTCGCTTCCCGGATGAGCGGGTCCACCCTCGGGTCACGCGGCATCGGCCGCGTCCCGGATGATCTCGACGATCGACGTGTTGGCGACGAAGCCGAAGTAGTCCTCGTCGTTGTCGACCGGCTCGACGTAGACGCGCTTGTCCACGTCGGTGTTGTCGACCTCGCCGACGGTGTAGATGCCGTCAGGCGCATCCTCGTCTCCTTCGACGCGGACCCGATCTCCCGGCGTCACCGCCAACACCTTCGCGGCGTCGGGCTCGGCACAGGCCTTGTAGAGCCAGGCCTGCGGCAGTTGCTCTCCGGCCAGGTACAGACCATCCTCGGTGAGGGTGGCTGCGCCGCCGGAGTGCTCCTCAACCGCCACTCGCACGTCGGCCAGCCGGACGATCTCGTCGGAGTCGTCAGAGCCGGAGGTCAACAGTTCCTTGACCTTTCCGAAGTGCGTGTGGTCCGCTGCCAGGGTCCATGGACGGCCCCTGGCAATGAACGTGATTGAGGTGTCGGTGATGACGCTCGGGATCATTGGATCGCTCCGTCTCAGGCTGCTTCTGCCAGCGGGTCGATCTCGTCCTCGACCGGCTCGGCGTTCTGGTTGTTGTCGTTCAGCGCCAGCGCAGCCCTCGCGATGTCCGCCTGCCGCTGCAGGAGCTGTTGCTCTGCATTGAGGAGGTCACAGTAGTGCTTGAGCTGGCGCTGGGTTTGGGCAGCGTCGGTGCGGTTCGAGTACGAGTAGTACGGGTTCGGCTCGATGATCAGCTTGAGCAGCGCGTACTTCGAGCACAGCTCGCGGTAGCGCCGTTCCATCGCCGTGATCGGGCACTGCACCTCCGGCTTGTCGATTTCGATACCGAGCCGGGACAGGGCGGAGTGCGCCTTGTCGGTCGGGGTATCGACGGTCGAGTTGCCCCGGAGAGCGGTGCCGAGCGCCGTCAGCTCGGTCTTGAACAGCAGCAGGTCGCCCGGCGCATTGGCGAACGTCGCCGGCGTCATGCCGACGATGCCCCGCAGAGCCGAGTCGAGATCGTTGAAGGACTTCTGGTGCAGACCGGTGAACGTCGAGACGTCGATCTTGGCCTGTAGATCGGGGATCAGGTCATCTCCGAACAGCGTCCAGTTGTCGCCGAGCGCAGCGTGATCCTCGCTCTGGATCAGGATCGTGGTGCCTTCCTCGACCAGACCCAGCTCGAAGGAGGCCGAGATGACTTCCTTCATCACGCTGAGCGAGACGCTGCTTTGTTCGGTCGAGACCTTGACGTACTCGTTACCGCGGCGCCGGCTGTAGAGGCCGTTGCTGACGCGCTGCAGGTAGAAGCCGCCCTCGGCCAGGTCGACGTCCTCCTGCGACACGAGGACGCCACCACCCTCGGTGACCACCATCACCCTGCGGCGACGGACGGTCTTGCCACGGGTCCGCTTGCTCGCCGGCACCTTGAAGGTGTCCAGCTCGACGACCTCGGGATTGCCGAGGGCATTGAGCACTTCCTCGCGGAAGGCTCGCTTGCAGCGGATCCAGAGCACCTTCTGGCCGACCAACTGCGCCATCTGGAAGCGCGAGTAGGAGTAGCTGGGGTTATGCTCGATGACGATCTTAGCGTCCCGGCACCAGCTCATCCGGACCGTGGTGTCTTCGAACTTGTCGAAGTGGACCCAGCCATCGGCCAGCATCCCGGTCTTGCAGTTGATCTTCGGAACGGTCGACGAGAGCGTCTTGCCGCGCCACTTCACGACCTCCCGCAGCTTCTCGGTGCGAGAGACGCCGAGAGACTGGGTTGCTTCCTCGAACAGCTCGACGGCCCCGATCAGGTCTTCCGCTGTGTCGACGGCGGTCTGACAGTTTCGGATGAAGTTCTGCTCGTACTCCTCGGTCAAGCGAGCCAGGGTCGCCTTGGTGTTGTCGTCGTAGGCCAGCTCTTCGCGGGACAGCGTCACCTTGAGCGAGCCGATCGGCGCATCGAACAGGACGGCATCGCTGTAGTCGAGGAAGCCCGTCGTCTTGATCTGCCGCATGTCGAACGGGTACATCACGCAACCCATGCGGACGTGCGGACCGTTGAACGGCACCGTCCCGTTCTTGTAACGGGTGTAGTTGTCGCCCTGGCTCATGACGACCGGGTCCTTCCAGTCGATCGCCGGGGTGATCTTCGGCCGCGGGGTGAAGGACCAGAGGATGCTGCGAGCCCGATCGTGGAACTCGCGGATGTCTTCGCGGCGAACCGGGAAAGACACCTCCAGGCCGGTCGGCTCGTCTGACGGCGCCTCGATCAGCAGGCGCATGGTCGGCGCACCGCTCTGGGAGAGCGAGAGCACGTAGGTCCGCATCATGCCGCCGTGGTACGACGTGACGGTGTAGGAGCCGGAGCCCGAGTCCGAGATCAGGTAGGCGTAGGGGCTCTTCGAACCCAGACCCCAGCCGCCGACCTGGTCGTTGCTGCCGCGCTTCGTCGAAGCGTAGAGGCGGGCATAGACGTTCTTCATGTCGTCGGGCGACATGCCGGGACCAAAGTCGCGGAACGAGATCGTCGGCGAGAGCGGCGTCGGCAGCCGGATCTGCGGGATCTTGTCCTCCGGGATGTCGTCGCCGTACTTCAGGCGCGAGCCATCCCACATGTTCGTCGTCAGCTCGCGGATCGGGTAGCCGATCTTGTCCTTCGCCAGACCGGAGATCTGGGCGTAGAACGCAACAGCGTTGGCTTCGAACGAGATAGCGACTTCATCCTGCACTCCAGAGGCGACGTCGACATGCTCTTGCAATCCGAGTTTCATTGTTCGGTGTCCTTGTGTTTCGTGTTGTCGCGTGTGGCGATCAGGCGCTGAGCAGGCCTTCGTCGTCGAAGAGATCGAGGAACGAGGACTGGCGGTGCGGCCGGTTGATGAGGTAGATGGCGTCATCCAGTTCGTCGGGGCTGACGTTGCTGTCAGCCAGATACCGAGCGACCTGTCGCGGGTACTTGAAGACCAGATCCTCGAGTTCACGCTGCCGCAGCTGCTTCAGCATCCGCATGGTTCGCATGGTGCCGCCGCCGAAGCTGGACGATCCCGACCAGGAGGATCGCTTCGCTTCCGGCTCCGTTGCCTTGGGATTGCGCTCGATGACGAACTTCGAAGCGTCGATCTTGACCATGTGATCGCGCAGCTCGAACAGGTGCTGCACGCACTGCGTCTCCCGATCGGTGTGCTCGTGCTCGTATCCGACCGAGACGTTCGAGCACTCCGGGACGATGCCCATGTAGATCTTGGTATCGGTCAGCACACCGGTCGGATCGTTCTTGAACCGGCTCGGCAGCTGAGCTGCCAGTGAGTCGCCGAACGCATCCGACGCCGTCCGTCCCCGCTGATGGGTGATGACAGACGTGAAGCCGCGGCGGTCGAAGGCGATGGCAGCCTGGATGCCCGCCAGGAACTCGGGCGTCTCGTTGGCGATGCCGCCCGATCCCTTGCAGCCGACTTCCTCCCCGAAGTGGAAGACGTACAGGCCGGGCACCTTCGCCTCGATCATCTTGATCATGATGAAGTTGCCGGCCGCGTCGTCGGCGCCGAGACAGTTCGACTTGGACTTCTTCGGCAGATGGATCTTGGTGCCGGTCATTTCGATCTGCTGGAAGCCTTCATCCCGGTGGACGCTGTCCGTGTGGGATGACCAGAGGATCGTCGGCTTTTCCTCGCCGATGATCATGAACCGGTTGCCGAACTTGTCGGTCTGCACCCCGAGCGGGGTGATGAACCGATCGATGTAGGCAAGCTCGGTCTTCGAGCCATAGGGACGACGATGCGACAGCATCGCCTTGAGCATCTCAAGGTCGTTGGACATTTCAGTTCCTGTTGGATTAGCGGGTTGGATCGTAGTCATACCGAGCGGCCGGCTCAGGGAGGCCCCGGAGCATCTGGTCGCGCAGTTGTCGGTCGACGAGATCGCCCATGTAGCGGGCCATCTCTTGTTGCTGGCGTGGGTCGAGCTGGGGCGCAGCCACGAACGGGTCGTCGATGATCACCTGGTCAGCACGCCGACCGGTGACGCGAGTTTCGACCGTGTTGGTGACGGCGTTATACTCACGCTCAAAGCGGCTCTTGCTCAGGTACCGCATGTCGCGGTGCCACGGCTTTTCGCCGATGAGATCACCGATGGTGACGGTGCCCCAGCGCTCCTCCTCGATCGCCTTGATCTTCTTCGCTGGCAGCTCCTTGCCGTCAGCATCGAAGCGCCACTCCACGCTGTTGTGGACACGACGGTCGCCCTTCTGAACCATCTCGGTCTTGGGATGGTTCTTCTTGGTGACGGCGCAGTGCTCGCCGTGCTCGGCGAAGTAGTCGTGGCCCCAGTAAACGCCTGGAGTGGCCATGGAGACCTTGAACTCGTTGGCGTAGAGCTTGCCGGAGCCACGGCAGGTGAAGGCGTAGGACTGGTACGCCTGGCTGGACCATTCCTGCTCGACACCGTGGATGTGCTTGAAGGTGTGCGCCGGCTGTCCGCTGCGCATCTTCGGGCAATACTGGTAGAGCAGGGAGCGACCGGCGCTGCCGCCACAGCTGATGTACTTCGTGCCGAGCGGCAGGCTTGCCAGCGTGCCGTTGTAGGTCTCGAAATAGTCGCCGTTCATGATGACCATCTCGATGTCGTCGAAGTACGGCATCACGTATTCCCAGCGCCGTTCGGGGTGCTCGATCTTGAGGAGCTTCGCGCCGTCCGGGAAGCGGATGTTGTCGCCGTGGTAGTAGGTGTAGCCCTCGGCCTTCATCGCAGCGATCATGCGCTGGATGTCGCCATAGCAGCGACCGAAGATCTTCTTCTCGGGCCAGCACAGGCAGCGCGACTGGATACGGCCCTCAGCGTTCTTGGTGTAGGCCACAGCCAGGTCGCCAGCCCCGTAGGGCTCGGTCGGCCAGTGCGGGTCCATCCCTTCGAACGCGTGCTTGCCGTCCATGCACGAGCCGGGACCTTCCTTGTAGATGCGGACGATCTCTTCCGGGCTGAACGCAAAGAAGATCTCGCCGTTGGGATCGATGGCAGCGATCAGCTTCCGGCGGTGAGCGTCGGGGATCTTGTCTTCGGTCTCATAGAACCGGGTGATGTACCGGCCCGGGTTGAGCGAGGTCGTGCGGTCGATCGTGCCGTGCTCGTCGCTCTCGGTGAACGCGATCTTCGACGGATCGCGCGGGCAGAGGTGAGCGAAGTGATCCTTGATCGGCTCAAGGTCCCACGCCTCAGGCAGCGCCTTCAAAGCGCCGCTCGCGAGCCGCTCCTGCTGCCGGCCACGCCAGTCCGGAGCCTGGGCCATGCGCCGCGGCTGCACCTTGTAGCCGCGCTCCTCGGTAAGGGTCTTCGCGGCCTTCGCTGCCTCGCTGCCCTTGTCATAGGG